ATTTCGTCATAGCCTGTAGGCCATACGTTTGTAATATCTATTGAACCTGTAGCTCCTCCTGTCCATGTAGTGCCATCTAAGGTATCAGACCAGTAAATAGTAGACTTGTCAGTAGCAAAGTCAGCAACAAACAGTTTACCAAACGCTGCTAAAACCTCATTTCCTTGTGGCGGTGTACCTGCTGCACCCGCATGGGCTGACATCTTTTCTAAACTAGCAACACTGTGAGTATAGACTAACGGCTCATGCGCCCGTTGAAAAAAGAAAGCATGGTCATTGAAGTTCACAGCCTTCCAGTTGTTAGCACTTACTGTATAAGAACCTGGAGTATCATCAGCTAGTGTAGACGTTCCTTTAAATAACTTGTTATTACCTGCTGATATTATGGCTGTATTCCCACCGCTATCCCTGTACTGGTGTACCATTTCGATACCCGCAGAAGAACCAAGGACAGACCCGCCATTACTGCTGACCATTTCATAGCCTTTTCTAGCGGCTACCCTGCCTTCCTTGTCAATAATGCAGTTATCCGCAACAGAGGCAAACGTAGGGTCTTGAGCTAAAGGGGCATCCTGCGTGTTAATACCCGCAAACCCTGGAGCTGTAATTGTTATGCTTTGTAGTTTCTGAGCCATTAGTTCACCATAAATGTTATCTCAGAAGGATACTTGTTAGCGTCAAAAGCTACTGCGTCAGACAAGGCAGTTGAAGCAACCGCAAACTGTTCAGCCGCCGACTGACCACCAGTTTCACCCCTTTCCCTTAATGCCATAGCAAACGCTAACTGTATGACAGGGTTAGAGGGTACTGACAAAGCGGTACTGTCAGAAGACAAATCAGTCTGTGGAACAATAACGTCAAAGCGTAAGTTATAACTATCGTTAGGCTGTGGGTACAGTTTAACCTTTAGGTCACCGCTAGTATCTTTGCCTATAAACGTGTAGTAATCAGGGCTTCCAGCCACTACAGCCGTATTGTAGTAAACATTGTTAAAGTAGGACTTACTACGCAGAGACATAAACTTCTGCCCTGTCGTATTCATAACATCCTTAACGACTGCCTGATCTCCACTACCTGTTAGTGAATATTCACTTGTTCCGCTAGTTGTTGTTAATGTTATTGAGTCCCGCAAAGCAGTCCAATCAAATGAATTTTCTACTATTTTCTTAGCGTCATTAACTAAATCGCCTATCAAAGCAGAATAATCTGTACCATTTGCAGTATCTACAGTGTCTTCTCGCAACCTTCGCAGAACATTATTTATCAAATCTATGTACGTCATACTAATGTCCTCAATAATCCGCTAGGCAAATTAAAATCTGGAATGTTATCTAACTTAGTAAATTTTGGTTCAAACAATATGTCATCAAAAAGCGTTTCAACAATAGGAGCAGACTGAGATATTTGCATTATCATCCCTGCTTTCTTTTCAGGCTGTCTAGGTGTAGGCATAGGAATACTTGGTACGCTTATAGGCTGATCGTCTACAGTCACATCACCTGTATCTACAGGATGACCACCAGGGTCAAGAGTGCCATCACCACCTGTATTACCAACACCTGAACTACCAGAACCTCCCGCAGCACCACTTGCACCACCACCTGCATTACCACTAGCAGCACCACCACCTGCATTACCACTAGCAGCACCACCGGCTGCTCCTCCTGCTGCTCCTCCTGCTGCTCCTCCTGCTGCTCCTCCTGCTGCTCCTGCTGCTGCTCCTGCACTAGCACCTGCTCCTGCACCACCAGCAGCGGCTCCACTAGCTGCGCCATTAACAGCTCCTACAGTGTCATCAACAACATTTCCAGTAACACCTTTGCCGTTAATTAAATCTATAAAAGCATCTATCGCTGGTTGATTTATTTTATCTTGAATTTTTTTATTCCATGTACCAAGAATAGCTTGCGCGTCTTTGTTGTCTCTGTTGACAGCATAATCACTAATAATCTCAAGAAGCACGTTCACAGGAAAAATTGAACCATCTCCTTGTTTGTAATCGCCTAACATATCTGTTACAGGGTCAGCTCTATCCTTATATTTCGCTAATATTTGTTCTGCTGTTTCGCTTGATACACCTGTTTCTTTGTCATCTACATCTACAATATTATCGTTGCCAGCAGCAGGGTCAGTAACAAACGGCCCTGTATTAGCTGCTTCGTCAGCAAGTAAAGGATTTGGAGCAAGTAAAGGATTAGATAAATCATCTTCTTTTAGAGGATTGCCTTGTTGATCTAAACCCGCAGCCGCAAGAGCGTCATTTAAAGTATTTCGTATAGTTTCGCCATCAATATTTAATGTGTTAGAGAGGTCTTTTACTAAATTTGGGCTACCATCAACATCAACAGGTTGCAATCCCATCATGTCGTAAAACATACCTAAATCTGAACCACTAGCCCAAGCTCCCGCAATATCAGCAAGACCTGGAACAAAGCTCTGTATAGGCTCATAACCTTTTTCTGGTGTAGGATTTTTTTTACGCGAAGGAGAGCTGGTATAAGGAGCATCACCAGACCCGATAAAACTTTTGTCTTGAATATATCCTAGTAATCGACCTAGCCCGTAATCATCCATTATTTATTCCCGTTTGACCCGCCATAGAAAAAAGCCGCCGCTGTACCTAGAATCCCCGATAGCTGGCCTAACACCAAGCTAATTATGGTTTCATCATTCTGGTCATGTGGCATTAACGTAACAATCATGACAAAACAACCATATAGCAAAAGGCTAAGTATGCTAAATACCTTGGGTGTCCAGTCTGTTGCAAAGTTCTGCCTAGCATCTTTTCTATCGTCAACCTCGACTTTAAAACTTTCTAAGTCTATTTCCATTTCACGAATACGATTCTTAAAATCTTTATCCGCTTCCCTTACCATTACCGCCTTATCAGGCTCACGCTCAATAAGGTCTTCTATCTCATTAGCCGTTGCCGTATCAGGAAGTCCTAACTTCTTGGCAGCCATCTTGACCGCCATTCCTGCCATTGGCCCACCCGCAGCACTAGCTATGGTTGGGGCTAACGATTTTAATAACCCGCCTAATTTCATCTTGTCAGCAAATACACTTTTATCAGTGCCTCAACATTCCTAATTACTTTCCCTCAGAGTCTTCCTCCACGATTTTATCTATCGTATCGCAGACATCCGGTATCGCTACACCCGTGGTAACCTCAGTAGCTACGCGCCCTACAGACCTAATGCCTTTGTACACGCCAGAACAATACAGTTCTTTGTTGGCAATCATATCTTCCGATACTGTACATCCGGTCATTAGTACACATAGCGCAGCAATTCTAAGCATTTTCCACCTCGTCAGCGAGTTCATTAAGTTCGTTAATTTCGTCCTTGCTAGGCTTCTTATCCTGCTCAAGTAAGAATCCAGCAAGCCGTTCTTTGTAACCTTCCATAAAATGATCCGATAATGCGTCCTTAATACCCCTGTCTTCGTCCCTGGTAAGCTGATCAGGGTTTACAAAGTCCACACCACTGTTGGCAAAGTACAACATTGTCTGCGATCTTGACGGGCCGTAGCAAAACTTAGGTATTCTAGCCACTAAATCAGACCCTTGTACGCAAGATATCTGGTTATCCAGTGTAGTCATGGGCTGTTTAAACCCTTTAAAAAACGTATTTGGTTTGCCAAAGGTAATTATGTTGAGGTTGTTATGCTTCTTCCATAACTTAGCCGCAGACAGTTCAGCCAATGCCCCGCCTAATGAATGCCCTGTTATTAAGGTGCGCTTGTTTAAATCTATGTGTCTTAGTATTTTCTTCCAAATAGACCTGTGAGCCAGTGTAAAGCCGCCATGACACATTCTTCCCGCATAGGGTACTGGTACTACCAAAGCATCTGTAAGCCAGTCTAAGCCGTCCTCAGTGCCTTTAAAGGCTATAACGTCAATAGTCTTACGCTTGGCTATCAAGGCTGTTGTTGAAGTCCACTTAGTTTCAACCTTAATACAGTCTTCTACATAGCCTTCCCGATAAGCCTTCATGCTCCAAGAACAAGCCATATTTAGCAGTACAGGGTCTAGCTTCATTATTCGCCTCCACTACCAAAAATTAAGAAAACAACACCAGCTATTACAGTTATTGTGCCGACTAAATATAAAAACAGTTTAGCCAAATCGTGTATCAGCATTTCTTCTTCTTGATTTGCTGCCAATCTAGCCGCTGCATTAGCTTTTCTTTTTACCTCGCGCTTCTTTTCAATCTTAGCGGCTTCTTTTTTGATCTTAACCCATCTATGAGTCTGACCTTTTCGGGAATAATACGTCCCAACCTTATCCATCATCTTCTCAATACGTTCTTCTTGCTGGTCTATCGTGATGGCTTCTTCTAGCGCGGAGCCTGTCATAAGGTCATCAGTACCCGCTTTTCTCGCATTGGCTATGTGTTCTTCTACCTTCTTCTTAGCTGTGAAGAATTTGCCGACTTCACCCGCCATGTCTTCAACTTCTTTCTTCTTAGCAATCGCACCCTGAACCATGACAAAGGCACTATCCAAGGCTTTTATTGCTAGCATTGCTTCGCCAATCATTGCTCAATCCTCTTGCACATAGCGGTTATATTCGTATTCACTGAGTTGAGAATTATTCTCTGAGCAAACTTTTCACAAGTAGTCTTTTCTTGGAAACACAAGCCGCCATTATTACAATCTGTAATTGCAGATATTCCCCCTATTACTAAAACCAAAACAAAAATATTCATAACTCATGGCTTTGTGGGCCAATCACTATCTTCTAAGTTAGGCCAGTTACTATGAGTTGGTAAGTCTCTTAATGCTTGCCGATACGTTTTCCAGTTATCAGCCATAGTTACATCTGAATTAGCCATCCAATCAGTTTCAACTAATAGATTGTTTCTTGTGCTTCTATGTTCAGCAGCAGTTCTATCATCTGCTCCTGAATCCCATTCAGCTTCTTGAGCATCCCATTCAGCTTCTTCTTCAGCAGTAAAAGGAATCCGACCTTCTGGCGTTGCGTGATATCTTGTCATTTCAGCCACCTATGATTTTGCAAGTCCATAAAGACGAGCAGTTCCCCCAGCAAAAGTGCCAGACTCAGGATAAAATCTAATTCCATCGTATGCGTCACTACTGCCATCAGCGTCACAATAAAAGTTTGTTGTTTGATTTTTTAAATTAGTTGCCGCACCGCCTACAACATCAGCCCCATTTACTTCTGCCCAACCATTAAAGTTTCTTGTATTGTCAGAGTCATTCATGTTTGTAAGCCACATTCTACAAGTGTTATGTGAATCCTTATTTGGTACCGACATTAATTCAATTGCAGTGGTAAGCGTAGCATGATAACTGTTAGCGGAAGTGGAACTATTAAAGTGTCTGCCACTATAGTAATTACCGCC